ACCCTTTCTCATTACAGTTACTCATCATTTCAGCTAACTCCGTTTTTTTAAAGGATAGCTTTGTCATTTGTCCGAACTTGGTATCGACTTTCTTAACCGATCCAAAGAACTTTTTTTCGTTTGCCATTTTATAGATTGTTATTTATTTGTGATTTTAAAAATGATATATTTGTTCTTATAGCCCCTACCACTTCATAAGCACTATCCATAATCCTACGTAGCATATACATTTCAGGTACTTGTACGTGGGCTTCATTCTCTGCCCTTGCTACGCTTTTACCTTCCAGTACTAACGTATGTACTTTACTTTGCCATGCTGCATGATAGTTGGCTCGTTCCTTCTCTAGGTAGAATAAAGTTCCAGTAACTTGTTGTAGTATCTCAGTTAATACCTCACCGTTTAACTCCTTTAGTTCCCTGTATCGCTTAATCTCGGAGCTTATATGGTCTAATGCTTTTGTAAATCCACTCATAGCTTTTTCATGTGTTTGTTAATTTCTTTTTGTCCGGCTGTACCTAAAATAGTTGGGTCTATTTGGTTCTCTAAAAAATCATTCTTTAACTCCTCAAACCTTTCATAGTCTATGCCCGATATTATTTCACGTTCAAAACTATCATGTAAGTCAGAGTTACGATGTGAGGACGTTTCAATAAGAGATAGTAGATAGCTTTCCTGTTCATAGCTTATTCTTTGCTTCTCAATGGCTATATCTTCTCGGCTCATTTGGCTAAGTTGATACTCCCGTTCATCCATAAAAGCGTCCTTACTCATTACTTTAGAAGATTAGAGTTAATATAATCGGTTAATTCTTTACCATCCCAAATAGCCTTACCTGTGTTTTTATTCTTTGGTAGCCACTTATTACCTTCCTGTATTGAGTAAAGCCTAACTATTTTTAGATCGTATAGGAAACGTCCTACCCCCCATTTAACGGCTGCCCTTTTGAAGCTATCGGAAGCCTCACCCTTCTCAGCCTCTGTTTTACTTTCTACTCCACAATCCCACTTCCATACCCATTGATCATTTACAAAGATGCCTACCCCTGCAAACATATTGCCTTTTACTTCTTTGTAGTCGCTTTGCCAGTTTTCAGGGCCACAAATCTCATCGAGTAGGTCTTGTACCTGTCTGCTGTCAATATAAGCCACACACGTAGCCCCTTTTTCGTTTATTGATTGTACCCTCCATTTGTAAGGTATCTCTTTAATAAGCCCGTTTAAATCGTTTGATTCCATGTTTAAAATGTATCTAAGTGTTTAATTAATGTTGTGTATTCGTAAGCGTACTTTAAATCTGTTTCCATAAATTCAGAGTGTTTCTTTCTGGCATGGATAACAGTTGCATGATCTCTATTACATACCTTACCTAGTGATTCTAAAGAGTAACCTTTAAAAGTAGCCAGCATATAATTAAAGTACATGAACCTGGCCTCTACTATGTTATTAATCCTGTTCTTACTCATTACCGTTTCTTTGTCTACTCTTAAAAAGAAGCAAACCCGATCTAAAATAATGTCAGCAACCTGTTCAAAGTCTAAACCAGAAAGGTTATGTGATTCAGTTAAAGTAACCACGTACTGTTTTGGGAAGTGAATATCTGCAAACATTTGAGCCTTACTAAGTAGGTTCAATAGTGTTTCTTTTTCTGTGTTTATCTCTACTTGCATATATCAGTTATAAAGTGTTTAAATATCCATCCAAAAGGGGATAGAGAAGCTATTTGTAATATTAGGTTGATCATGGCTTTACTAGTTTTAGTTGGAGGCGGCAAAAGTCGATACGCTTTTGTTGAGCTTCTATATCAGACGTTTTCCACCAATAATTCATATATTCGCATTTATCTACTGGCATTACAGATAAAATCCTATTTTTTAGATAAATCATAACCGACCAGTCAGAACTAATACTACGAACATATATTTCTGATAAATCACAAAGGCCTGTACTTGTAACCCTAGTTCCGTTCCTTTTAAGGCTTTCAATATTTTGCTTGAGTGAATCAATCGCAAACCTCAAGAACGGTTTAATATGCTTTCTAAATTCTTTTATTTCCTCTACGGTGTACCCGTATTCTTTTGCTTGTGCTTCTAATTCTTTTTTTGTCATGGTTTAAAGTATATAATCGTTAATAATCCAAGTAAGTAATCCAAGTGCTATAAAGCAAACCGTAATACCTACCCATAAAGGGGAGTAGTTGAATCGGTTGTTGAATGATCGGTGCTGCATTTGTATAATCGTTTAGTTGTTATTACTGGTTAAACCTTTTCTATGTAAATAATATCATCTACCTCTATCCCTATTTCTTTTGCGGCCATATCTTTTAGGTCGCTTTCGGTATGCTCACCTTCCACATCCATATCGTAAAACTTAGTCCCACATATCTCTGTATTCTCATCGTATATGTAGTATTCTACTGAGTAGCTACCTTGTTCTGTATTGTCAGGGCATGAACTTTCAAAGACCCCAAAGTGTGTGTTTATTCCCATTATGCTACGTTTTTATAAAGTTGAATGAATCCTTCCATACCTTCCATAGCTTTTGATGCTGATGTAAATGTAAGGCTGTGTAAAGAAGCTAAATTGCTATCTTTAAAGTAGATTGTAATGTCGTCAAGGATATAGAACCCATCAACATTTTTAAATTTAGGTATTACTTCAAAACTGGCAGCCTGTATTATAGCAGCAGCGTCTTTTGTTATGTCGTGTAGTTCGTTCATGTTACTTGTTTAGTTCAGTTAATACTATTTGCTCAACCATTACTTGTGCTGGTTGCTTTCTTGCCTTAGCCGACTTCTTTATCAGCTTAATGGTGTCTTTCTCCATTTGGAAGGTTATTGCTTTCTTTGCCATGTTTTTATAGATTATTATTGTTTATTTTAATTCCGGCTAGGTGGCATAATTCTATTACCTCCTTTATGCTTTTTTTACCTGCATTTCGTAAACCGTATAGTTTTTTAATATCTATACCTTCTAAATCTTTTACTGTGGAATCCCATCCAATATTATCATAAGCAGCTCTTATTAAATTTTTAGCCCTAGTACCTATATGGGTATCCCAAATTTTTGTATCTTTAGTTATGATAGGGTTAGGTATTCTAAGTAAATCAGCTTTTAACTTTTCGTAGTTATCATCAAATGATTTTTTGTAACTGATTACAATCTCTAGGGCTTTTTTGTATTCTTCGTGTGTTACCATTTCTTCGTTGTTTTAAATTGATACTGCAAATATACGGCTATATTTATATTGTGCAAATATATTGTTGTTAAATAGTTGTTAATGATATGTATGTTAATAATTGTCAGTAAATTAATTTAAAAGGGTAGATAATTGTTGTATATTTGCCAAGTCCGTTAGCGTACTAAGAAAATATTAATTACCACCGCCCCGGCTGACGGACATCAATGGGGCATTTCGGGAGTAAAATCCCGTTTAAACTCTACGATCTGTTATAGGTGAGTAGTTGGATAAGATAAATTCCCAATTTGCTTTAATCGCAGGTACGGACTGAAGTTCTTTCCTCTGCAACCGATTGAAAAACTCATAACATTCGAGAAATGGTAGCATGGTTGGGCTTACTTGACTACTTAGTAAGCTCAATCTAACCTCTCTCAAAATCTAAAAACTTCTCAAAATAATAGACCTTATAACTAAGTAATAGTAAATTAATAAGTGTTAAATAAGTTGTTTATTAGAATAATTAGTATATTTGTAGTGTAAAAAACACAGATTAACATTATGCCAAAAGGAGTAAAAGGGTTTCCATCGGGTAAGGATAATACAGGTAGGCCGGTAGGCGCAGTAGGCAAATTAACTAAAACAGTTAAAGATACCGTATTAAATACATTCAATGAATTACAGGCGGATGATAAAACAAACCTATTAGCATTTGCAAAGAAATACCCAAGGGAGTTCTATCAGATAGCAGCCAAGTTAATACCTACTGAAGTTAATGCTAATATACAAGAGAAAGTTTACGTAGTAGAAATAGCCGAAGATGAAGATAATAGGGATATACAAGATAACTAATCCTGAAGGGTTAATATACATAGGCCAAAGTATAGATATACAGGCTAGGAAGTGGAAGTATATGTCAGCTTGCTGCAAGAACCAAACAAAGATATACAACTCTTTGTTAATGTATGGATGGGATGCTCACAAGTTTGAGGTTATACATGAGTGCAAAGAAGATGAATTAAACGCATTAGAGGCTTATTATATTGAGGTTTTCGATAGTTTAAATAATGGCCTTAACCTTACTGGTGGATATGTGTTTGAAATGACCCAATCCCATAAAGATAAAATATCCCAATCATTAAAAGGAATAAGACATAGTAGAGAAAGCTATGATAGGGCTAATGCAAAAAAAAGAGGCCGCAAAATGTCAAGCGATCAATATTCCAGGTTTATGAGTACGGTTATGGATAATAAAGCATTCATGTATAGTAATAGGCAGTTAGTGTACAATGTAGAAACGGGTGTGTTTTATGATTCTGCAAAAGAGGCCGCTATGGTTCATGGATATAACTACAATACTTTCAAAGGTAGGTTAAATGGTTCTAAGCCAAACAATACTAATTTTAGGTATGCATGAGAATAATCTTACCACCTTGGAGAAAGACGGTAAATGAAAAGTTCTTACCACTACTAGAAAATAAAGATAGATACCTTATCTGCTATGGAGGTCGAGGCTCTAGTAAGTCGGTATTTGCAGCAAAAAAACTTATTTACAGGTGCTTATCAGAGAAGTTCTTTAGGTGCATATTAATCAGAAATACCTACGCTACTATAAAAGATAGTAGTTACCAGACAATCAAAGATATTATTTACGAGTGGGGATTAGAGGACTTATTTGAGTTTAAGTTACAACCTTTAGAAATACATTGCAAGAATGGAAACTACTTTATAGCTAGGGGCTGCGATGATACGGCAAAAATGAAGTCTATTAAAGATGCCTGTTGCGTTTGGTACGAAGAGGACATACCAAGCGAAAGCGATTTTATAACCATAACAACAAGTATAAGATCAACAAAAGCGGCCTACCTTCAGGAAGTATTTACAATTAACCCGGAAGTAGAGGGTAACTATCAAGATAACTGGTTTTGGCAAAGGTTCTTTAAAGGTAAGGAAGGATTGAGCTTTTCAGATAGCACCCCATTAAGAGTGGATGACAAAACAACGGTTAATCTAACTTATACGGTACACCATTCGACCTATTTAGATAATAAGTATTTGCCTGCGGAGTTTGCAGCCTTTCTACTAGACCTTAAAAGAACAAACCCGTACTACTATACTATTTACTGTTTAGGTAATTGGGGTAATAAGCAATTAGGCGGCCTATTCTATAAATGCTTTAATGTAGGTAAGAATACAGCCCGGAACGTTTACAATCCAGAGCTGCCTATTCACTTATCATTTGACTTTAACGTTAACCCTTATATGTCAGCAACGGTATGGCAAATAGAAGGAAGTAAGCTAATGCAAATAGATGAGTTAGCAATGAAAAGCCCGGAGAATACGACTAAAAAGACCTGCCAGGAGTTTGAACGTAGATACTTTAATCACCAAAGCGGATTGTTTATTTACGGTGATCCTTCGGGCCGTCACGAAGATACCAGAACGGATGAGGGCTATAATGACTTTGTAATTATTGAAAACGAGTTAGCAAAATACCATCCAGTTTTAAGAGTAGCCACAAAACACCCCCCAGTTCATATCAGAGGGCAGTTTATTAACTCTGCTTTTGAGGGCCATATTGAAGGGTTAGAAATATTAATAAAAGAAGATAGCACCTATCTAAAGAATGACCTATTATTCGGTAAGGAGGCAAGCGACGGGACTAAGTTAAAAGAGAAGGTTAAAATAGATGGGGTACAAAGTGAAAAGTACCATCACCACTCAGACGGATTTGATTACCTGGTATGTGAGGCTTTCTCAGTAGAATTTGACAATTACCGTAAAGGCCCAATAAGCAAGGCGTTTGTTTTTGGCGATAAAAGAACTGCTAATAGGTTTTAAATATTGCTTATACAATACTGCTATATTATTGAAAGGTAATAAAAGGCTATAATTGTTTTATTTTGTATTATGGACTATTTTTTACGTAAAGCAGATTACTATACGTTAATCCAATCGGATAAACTAGACATTGTTATTTCAGCAGATGAAAGTATTCGTACTTCAATGGAAATAGCAGCCGAGGCAGAGATAAAAAGTTATATATCTAATCGTTTTGACTGTGATTTGATATTTGCACCTTTACAGTCATTCCTAACAACTACTACTTATGAATGGGGGGATAGAATATATCTAACAGCTTCAGCCTTTAGTGCATCTACCGTTTATACTACTGGCCAATATGTTTTACAGGCTGGGAATGTTTATAAGAGTACAGCGGGTTCAGCAGCTCACGCTTTTAACGTTAGTGAGTGGACATTATTAGGAGCTGAAGGTCATTACCAAATGGAGGCTACTTTATGGGATGATGAGGCCACCTATGTAACTAATGACTTAGTAAAATATGAAACAACAACGGTACGAAAATATTACAAAGCACTATCCGGGAATACTAATACTAATCCTTATGATGATAGTGGTTCAATTTGGGAAGAGATAACAGATCAGAGTGGAGCATTACCAACGGCTGCTACTTATTGGGTGTATGGTGATAGTCGTAATAAGTTAATGATGTTGCACTATATAGATGTAACCTTATACCACTTACATAGCAGAATAAACCCACGTAATATACCAGAGTTTAGAATAGCCAGAAGGGATGAGGCGGTAGAATATTTAAAGATGGTAGCAAGGGGTACAATTACACCAGATTTAGATTTGATAGCACCAGAGCAAGGGAATAATATAAGTTACGGTTCACAACCAGTACAAAACAATTTTTACTAATGAACAAATGCGACTACGAGGTACAAGTAAAGGTAAAGAAGACTACATGGTTTTACATTGCCACGCTGTTCTTTGCTGTATTTGGGCGATTACCGTTAACTATAACTAGGGTAAACGGGATAAAATCTAATACCCTAACTTTAAACGATATGATTAAATGAAGCTATTTGGATTTGAGATAAATAGACCTATGGTTAACCAGGATAAGACATTGCCTGAAACCTCTAACGTTGCTATGAAGGTTATTCCTAGGCAGTCTATTAGACAAACTCAGGATATTGAGAAATGGAGAATAGCTATAAAATATGCCGAAAGTGTATTGGCCCCAGATAGAAGATATTTACAGGAACTATTTAATGAGATACATTTTGATGCTCACATTGCAGCTTTGGTTAATCACTTAAAACAGTACATTCAAGGAACTGACTGGTGTGTTTATGAGGAAGGGGTAGAAGGTGAGAATGAAGATGCCGAAAAGATGTTGGATGCTAAGTGGTTTCAGGACTTTATCGAGCAATGTATTGAAGCTGAGGTATACGGTTACTCGTTAGTTAACTTTGGCGACATAAAAGATAATAAATTCAGTTGTGTTAAGAGTATCGATAGAAGATATGTAATACCTGAACTACATTCAGTTAAAAAAGACCTTTGGAATAGCTCTGATTTGATTGATTATACACTACCACAGTATAAGAATTGGGTAATGTTCATAGGCAAAGAAAAGAACTTAGGGTTATTGAATAAAGCAGCTCCTTATTGGATATACAAAAAACAGGCATTAGCAAGCTGGGCAGAATATCAGCAAATATTAGGCATACCACCTAGAATGGGTAAGACTAACATTAGAGATACGACAAGACGGGATAACATGGTGGCTATGTTAAGGGATATGGGGCATAGTTCATATATCGTAGTTGACAAAGAAGATGAGTTTGAGTTTGTTAACCCTAATACCACAGCTTCGGCAGAGAATGCTTTTAACGTTATGTTAGACTTCCTAAATAAGGAATTAAGTAAATTATTTGTAGGTCAAACAATGACCACAGAGGACGGTTCGAGCCGATCACAAAGTGAAACCCATAGCGATATGTTTACAATGATTATGCAAGGGCATAAGCAATGGATAACCGACATAGTAAACAATCAATTAAAACCTATCCTACTATATCATAGAATTTGGACAAACCCTAACCTAATGTTCAAGTTTGAGGAAAGGGAAGAGGAGATTACCTATGATCAAAAATTAAAAACATTGGATATTTTAGGTAAGTACATAACACTTACCCCAGAAATAATAATGGAGTTAACGGATTTGGAGTTAGAAGATATTGAAACAAAGGCAGCCCCGGTTGCTAACGATACTCCTTTAAACAGGCTAAAGAATTATTATAACGTAGAAGATTTTAAACATAATTGCGATGGCTGCTAGGACATTAAAGACAATATACGATGAGATAATAACTGAAAAGAATACTTTTAGTTATTTGAGTGATTTGCAGCCAAACGTTGAAAGCTACCAAACCTTTTTACAATCGCTTACCTCACAAAGCAAAGTGGCTGTATGGAGGTTAATGTGTTACCTTACTGCATTGGCAATTTGGACGCATGAGAAATTAATCGATGTACAAACCAAGGAAGTTGAGCAAAGGGCATTAGATGTGGTTCCAGGTTCTACTCGTTGGTATAGAGATATAAGCCTTTTATGGCAAGACGGTGACCCATTTATTTGGGATGGCAAAAAATACGTTTATAGTCCAGTAAACATAAACAATAGGCTTGTTGAGTACGCCGCTGCTTTCGAAAGCAACAATCAGGTGATAGTGAAGGTGGCCAAGAATAACGGTAGCGACGTACCAGCGGCCTTATCTGTTGCTGAAAAAGCAAGATTTGAGGCTTATTTAAACTTAGCCAAGTATGCTGGAACTAATACCGATGTAATTAGTCAAACGGCTGATACAGTTAACATAACTGCAACAATATTCTATAATCCGTTGGTATTAGATTCAAGTGGGATATTAATAGAGGACGGTGTAAGCACACCAATAGAGGACGCAATTAACAACTACATTTACGATCTTGGAACGGTTAACTTTAACGGTAAGTTTAGAATAATCGACTTGGTAGACGCTTTGCAAGATGCTGAAGGGTTTGTGAATGTAACCTTTACAACGGTAGGGGCTGTATTACCAGCTGTAGTTAATATCTTAACAGCAACTGGTCAGGAATATCAATCCGTTGCAGGCCACATGGCAATAAACACTTTAACCCTTACTTATACCTCTGCATAATGTATAGTATAAACTTTAGGTCATTATTTAAAGCAATTACGCCAGCCTTTTTAAGGAGAAATGCCCTATTAGCCTTTTTATACTCATTTGCTAAACCACTACAAACCTTAAACGATACAGTAGTAGTTCCCTGGAGGGCAAGGGTAAGAAACTTAGTGTTGTTCGACGGTAGGTTAATCATGTTAGAAAAAAGGCTCAACGATGAGTACTTATTGATATACGACCCTAACGAAAGAGAAGATGATATAGCCCTTTCGGCCATTGTTTACATAGAGAACATTGCGGATAACAACTATTCCTACTTATTTAACCTAAGCGAGGGTAGGCCACCAACGTATTTATTTAATGCAAGTGAGGGCGGGGCTGCTACATACTTATACAACTATTCCGAGAGTGGAACTTATCCACGCTTTATTGTTTGGATTCCTAACCTATTGGGCGGTACTTATGAAACAGCTTTAACGAATGACAATCTTAAATTGAGAAAAATAATCGATACTTTTAGACTAGCATCATATACAAACTATTTAATACAAAGATACTAACATGAATAAATTAATAACAACCGATACGGGAGGTTTTCCATACGTTTTAGATGATATACGCTGGGAGCAGGACGCTTATAGAGGTGCTTTCGAGAACTTAGCAAAGGCAATAAGGAATAGTGGAACGGATGACTGTATTCTATGGGGCTGCGCTGTAACCGATAATACAACTTACTTTGATGTGGCAGCGGGCGCAGTAGTAATAGATGGTGAAATTCATTCAGTTGCAGCGGCTACCAACTTAACAAAGGCAGCCTCACAAACATTGTACATAGCAGCAAGTACAAGTACATATGATGCAGCCGGATTAAAGACTTTTCAAGATACAGCTACCCATAATACATACAATATACGAAAGGCTAATGTAGCTATCGGAATTGTACCAGGTGGACAAATATCACTAAGTACTACAGGCGGCTCGGCCATACCATTAAAAAGAGATAATGTATTTCATAACTATTTAGGAATAACAACTAAAATAAGTTTAGGCGATACAGCTTTAGATGATACTGGAACGTATAATAGCGGTGGAACTATTATTGCAGCCTCTACCCCTTTTAAGTTTTGGAAGCGTGGTAATATGGTTGAATGTGAGGGTGGATTTGCTTATACAGGTGGTTTTACTCCTATCGTAACTACTTTATTAGGAACTTTACCAACAGGATATAGGCCAAATGCAAAGATAATGATGAACGGGTATAGTTATGGTTCTGATTCGTGGTGTCCTATTGAGATAAATACAAGCGGACAGATATATTTAAGAGCTGACCTACATAATACAATGATGGGGGCTGGGTGTACGATAAATGCAACAACAGGTATTATATTAAATGGTTCGTTTGCTGTGTAATGAATGAAGAGGAAATAAAACGTATCCTTAAGGAGATTTATGAGGGGCTAATTTCTATACGATTTTTGCCCCTTAATTTATATTTATATACTGCCAATAAATTACTAAGCGGTGTATATCAAGGGTATGGTTATACGTTAACGGAGTTAGTAGAAAAAGGAGCAGATACTAAAATGCTAATGAACCTACAAACTAACATTTATCATTTTTCAGCTGCTAAAACATTTCAGAATGTTTATGATCTTCAGGGAATGCTTTTTACTGATGGGTTCAAAACTCCATTCAATGTATTTGAGAAACAAGCGGCTCAAATATTCGATGCCTATAATAAGAACTGGTTAAAAACAGAATACAACGCTGCCATAATGAGTGCAAACGCAGCAAGCCTATGGCAAGACATAGAAAAGAATAAAGACGTTCTACCGTTGTTAAAATACCAAACAGTAGGCGACCAAAGAGTAAGGGATGATCATAAAAGACTTGACGGAATAGTAAAACCAGTTAATGATCCGTTTTGGAACTATGCCTACCCTCCAAATGCCTGGAATTGTAGATGTACCGTTATACAGTTAAGCAGAGAAGAAGCCGAGGTTACCAATTTAACTAAGGATGAAAAGAAATTAATCAAAGGAGAAATTAACGAGGTATTTAGAAACAACCCAGGTAAGAGTGAAAAGATATTTGCCGACCATCATCCATACTTTGACGTTGAAGATAGGTATTTGGAACTAAAGAAAAATAACTTTAACTTACCGATGCCATGATAGTACAAACGGGAAAAGGATTTAACTTCGATGTGGTTGCTAGGAAGCTGGCAGCCAATAGAAGGATTATAAAGATAGAGGCAGGGGCTATGGCGGTTAGTCATTTTAAAGGTAACTTTAGGGCGCAGGGATTTGTTGACCAAACGGTAGACCCTTGGCAAAAAAGAAAGGTATTTAGCAAAAAGAAAACAACCAGAGCAATACTTGTAAAGAGTGGAAACCTTAGAAGCTCGATAAGAGTATTAGGCACTCCAGGTGATCGGGTTATAATTGGAACGAGGGGAATAAGATACGCTAAAAGGCATAACGAAGGATTAGTAAAGATGCCTAAAAGACAATTTGTAGGAAACAGTAGATTATTAGAAGGTAAGATACATAAGAAAATACAAAATCATATTAAGAATGTATGGGCGCAAAGTTAACGATATACAACGATATAAAGGCTCGTATTGAGGCTAACGTTACAGAGTTTTTAACTGTAAGGAAGTGGAATAACCAATTTGCAAATGAAGGAGTAGAAAATGCTTTTGAATACCCTGCTTTATTCATAGGTTTTAGTTCTATGGAATGGCAACCAGCAAAGGCAATGACCGCTTCCACAAACCAATTGCAAGCCCAGCAAAACGGGTCTATGGTAGTTACTATCTACATGGGATTCGAGGACAAGCAACAAGAGGATGATGCTTTTACAGATTATGAACCTTTAATTCAAAAGGTATGGTATTGGCTGCAAGGTTATACTGGAACTTCAGAGGAATACGGTTCACTTCAAAGGATAGCAGAAAGAGAAGATAACAACCACAATAACGTAATAGTTTGGGAAATGGATTTTATAACAGGTGTAATGGATTGTGCTTTAGCTGATACAACAATGGTAGATGCTGCCCCAGTAACGTTAGTAGTAACTGGTGAAATGATAATCACACCAACAACACAAGATAATTTAAGAACGGCTGACGATTTCGATGCCGAGGATGTATAATGTTTGTTTCATGTAGTTTGGTTTAAGAAAAAGGCTGGGTAGTTAATCCAGCCTTTTCAAGTTCAAAAAATCCAAAACCTAACACTAAAGAACGATTATTTTAACATGGAAGGTAATGTAAAACTACTTTTTTACCGCCCTCCTTATTTACTGTATATTGTTTTACACGTTTAAATTTGCAGTTTTTCAATACTGTTAAATGGTAGTTTTTACTTTCTCCATAAAACTTATGTTTAGTATCTCTACGCTGTGATCTGTTTAAAAAGGCATTAAGATAAGAGCCTTTTATCGGGTTCATTAGAATACCATCTTTGTATTCCTTAACATACGGTGTATTTTTCATGTTTGTATAGTTTTAAGTTTACATAAACCAATGACTAATAGTCCTTAGTTGTATTATTGCTTTTACGATTATCATCTTGTTGGTGGTGTATTAGCAGGGTGAGTATTATTTACATTCGGGATAGGTCTTTTATAGTCCTTCCATACAGTAGGTACGCTAATAAAGTAACGTTCTGATACAATGGTCATGGCAGCTTCAAGTCTATACCCATCTTTTTCTAACTCGTTCAAATCATGTTGAACTTGTTTACTCCTTTTTAAAATAAGTTGGTTTCTCATAACTAAAGTTTTACAAATGTATATAAATATTGCTACAACAATATACCTACAATGTTAAATTATTAAATAACTTATTAACACGTTATTTTTACAGCATGGAATTAGTATACTGTAATAATATTACTAAAGATACAGCGGATATATTCGTTTACGGAGAAATTGGAACAGCTATAAACGCTATGTCCTTTGTTAGTGAACTAAACTACCTGACGGATTATCTGCAAATTCCACAAATTAACGTTAGGATTAATTCGCCCGGTGGCTCTGTATTGGATGCTATGGGGATTTTCGCCGCTATCCTAAACTCAAAAGCTAATGTAGATACTTATAACGATGGTATTGCAGCAAGCGCAGGCGGGTTTATTGCAATGGCTGGTAAGAAAAGATACATGATAAGTCATGGTCAATTAATGATGCACAATGTATCGGGCGGACCAGAGGATGATAGTAAAGCAGAAAATGCACGCCAAGCCCTTACCGATTCTATTGCTACTATACTAAGTAATAATAGCGGTATGGAGAAAGGCGAAATAAAAGCATTAATGAACCGAGAAACTTGGATGGGTGCTGAAGAGGCTTTGCAAAATAAGTTCATTGATGGTATTTATACCAACACCCCAAAGAGAATGATGAGAAACGAGGTTATGGCCTTCATAAATAGTATTGTAAATAAAAACGAAAATAAAATGGAGAAAGTATTGAATTACTTAAACCTAGATGCTGCTACTACTGAAGATGTAGTATTATCTAAGGTTGAGGCATTAAAAAACGATGCTGATAAGGTTGAGGCTTTGGAGGCTGAAAAGGCTGCATTGCAAACCGAGTTAGATGCTCTTAAAGCTGAAAAGGCTGAAAAAGAAGAGGCTGACAAAGTAACCGAGGCAACAAACGTAGTAAAGGAAGCTATCGAGGCTGGTAAATTTACCGCTGAGAAAGAAGCTGAATTAATTGAAACTGCAAAGAATGACATCCCGGCTTTTAAAAACTTGGTAGCATCTATTTCAGTAGCAAAAGCCCCGGACTTAACCAACGAGATTGGCAAAGGCGGTGCAAAAGGCGAAAGAGCAAACTGGACTATCCGTGATTGGGAGAAAAAAGACCCAACTGGATTAGCTAAGATTGCTAACGAGCAACCAGAATTATACAAAGATATGTACAACACATATTACAGACCCGATTTAAAAACTAATTAAAATAAGAAAAAATGAACGTAGGTTATCCTTTTGGCGCAGTAACAACCGCCTCAATTTCCGCAGATGCTTCTGATGATGCAATTACCATCACAGCTAATGTAACATACATTACAACTGCAACTTTAACAAGTAATGCAACTTTAGACTTGACTATTGATTCAGAGATCAGAGCAGGTGCAATGATACACATTAAGTGTACAACTAACGGAAGTGAAACTTTCACCTTTGGAACTGGTATCGAAGGCCCGGTAGTAACTGGCTCGGCTGGTAAAACTTGGTGTCAGTCTTTCGTTTACAATGGAACTAACTTTTACCCATGCGGTGCAAAAATTCAAATTGATTAACAAATAAAAAAATTATAAAATGGCTTTAGACAGAGAACAATGGTTAACCGACATTAAGGAAAACCTTTTCAAAAACAACGCAATTATTAACCGTGCAACTAACCATGATGGTTTTGTAAACTATAAAACAGTTCACATTCCACAGGCAGGTGCTAACCCAACGATCACAAAAAACATCGTTAGCTTACCAGCGGCTATATCTCAAAGAACCGATACGGATTTGAGTTATTCAATGAATACTTATTATGTACCACCTATCCTAATTGAAAAAGGCCAGGAAGCATCTTTTATCTCTTATGACAAAAGAGCAAGTGTACTTAACCAACACGTTATGACCTTAGAAGAGGCTCTAACAAACAACGCTTTGTATGCTTGGGCGCCAAGTGGAGCAGCTACTCAAGTTAGAACTACTGGATCAGCTAGTTCACTTGCATTAGCACCATCAGCAACTTCAACCCGTTTAGCGATCACTTTAGCTGATATTGCAAAGGCAAAAGCTATCTTGGATTCTCAAAACGTACCACAAGAAGGACGTATCTTATTGATGCACTCTGATATTTATAACACTCAATTCCTTGCAATTTCTAACGTACAGTCGGCTTATGCTTACGGTTCAGCAGTATTGCCAACAGGAGTTGTAGGTCGTATCTTTGGATTTGACATCATGATCCGTTCAACTGTAGTTGTATTTGATAACACAGGTACACCAGTTATTAAAGCGGTTAACGATGACGGTACACCAACTACCCCAGCTACTACTGATAATATCGGTTGTTTAGCCTACCATCCTTCATTCGTTGCAAAAGCAATGGGAACTACCGAGGTATTGGTAGATGAGGACAATCCGGCTTACTATGGTTCTATCGTTTCAGCTTTCCAATTATTTGGAGCTGCTAAATTGAGAACTGACCAGAAAGGTATCGTAGCAATCATACAAGCTGCTTAATAATGACTTATAAAGAAGCAAAAAATATAGCGCAGCCATTCCTTATACAAGGAGTGGTTTGCGTTCTATCTGATGGTTCTTCGTTTGTTGTAAATGGAGAAGCCGACAAAGAAAGCGTAAAGGCTTATGCTGCTAGCAAAAAGTTGGAGGTTTTCGAGGTAGTGCCAGAAAAAACTAAGAAGGTAGTTGAAGTTGCTGAAGTGGAAGCTGAGGTAAAAGAAGTTACTGAAAAGAAATCTAAAAAGAAGAAAAAATGAGATATACAAAAGTAGAACTAGAGGCAATGGCGGCGGTTTATTTAAAGCTGTCGGCAAATATTTACGGTTGTACTGATGGCCATTTTTTCTATGCCGAATATGAAGCTCAAAACCACTGTGATAGAAACAGGGTAGAGTATTTTGAATTTAAAAAGACTACTAAAAAATAATGGCTAATTTAACAATAAATAGACAACAAGGCGGACTAGGCAGACCTTTAACAGGGTTTGACCATGTATCTGGTATGGTGTTTTTTCATTCAAGTTATCCAAGTGGCTTTAGTTCATCTAATAAGATACGCAAAGTATTGAGTTTAGCTGAGGCTGTGGATTACGGGATTGTGAATGACCACTCAGATGAAACCGCTGCAAGTGGTGGTAACTATGAAATTACTAACGCTGGTTCTGCTGGTAATATCGTTTACTTGAAAGTAGATGAGGGAGAAGGGGCTTATACTATTGCAAAAGCAACGGTAGAAACTGGTGAAACTACCTCTACATTAGCAACAAAACTAAGAGCATCATGCAACGATACTTCTGTATTTTCACATGGTTACTCTGCTGCTGGTGCTGGTGCAAACGTACTTTTAACCCCTCCAGCTGGTTTGGGTGATAGTATCAATGGTGGTTCACATCTTACATTAACTGTGAGTGCTGGTTCTGCCGCTGCTACAATTACTCAATTTTCAAGTGGAGCAGATGGGTTTTTCGATGTAATATACTACCAGGTAAGTGAGTTCTTTAGAATGAACCCAAAAGGCGTATTATATGTTGGAGTATTCCCAGATTCAGCAATCACCCCTTCTCGTATATCAGAAATGCAAGCGTTTGCTAACGGAGAGATTCGCCAAATAGGTGTATTTAACCAAAAGTCAACTTTTGCAAGTTCTAACGTAACTGGTATTCAAACCGTATGTGATACATTAGCGGGATTAAATACCCCTTTGAGTGTTATCTTAGCACCTGATATGACAGGATTAACCCTATCTTCTCAGCCTAACCTTACCACTTTAGATAGCGAAAACGTATCGGTGCTTATTTCAGGTGATGGTCTAACAACCAGTACAACCGGATTTGGGGCAGCTCGTAAAGTGTTTTACAAAAAAGCATTTACAGTAGCAGCATTAGGGGCAGCATTAGGTACACTTTCAAAAGCGAAAGTACACGAAAGTTTAGGATGGATAGGAGCATTTAACATATCTGATGGTGATTCATTAGATACCGTTGAATACCTACCTTCAACTGAATTTAGTTCAGCTTCAGCCTCTTTAAAAAACCAATTAGACCAATACGGCTATTTGTGTTTGACTAAAGAAACTGACCTAACTGGAACATACTTTAATGGCGATAAAACTTGCACCGCTGCAACAAGCGACTATGCACGTATTAGAAACCAAAGAACAATGGATAAGGCTGTAAGAGGTGTAAGAGCTAAATTACTTCCTTTGATCGGTTCACCTTTGTATGTTAACTCTGATGGAACTTTAACTGAAACTACAATCGCTATTTTCGAGAACGAAGGAAATAAGATAGTAGGCGGACAATTTAACACGGCTAACGCTTCAGGTTCAATGGTTATCGCTGGTGAAATTTCAGCGGGTAGAACAGTAGTAGACCCTAGCCAGGATGTATTAGCAACTGGTGAGGTAGTAGTTACTATTGAGATCATACCAGTAGGAGCAGCCGAGGCAATAACAGTTAACATAGGATTTGTAGCATCATTTGCATAAAAAATAAGATATGAGCGTACCATTAATAAACGGCAAAGCATACGACTACACCCAAATTACTGTAAGTATATTGGGTAGTGAGTTGGCGGGTGTAAGTACAATTAACTATACTGAAACTCAAGACAAAACTAATAACTACGGTACTGGCAATCGTCCAGTATCTAGGGGGCATGGGGCTATCATGTGCGAAGCCTCTATGGAAATTTCAATGAATGATGTGGAGAGATTAAGGGATGCAAGTACCGATAGGAGTTTACTATCGTTGCCAGCTTTCGATATTCTTATTCTATTTATTAATGGAGTAACCACCCATAAGCACGTAATTAAAAATTGTGAGTTTACTTCGGATGGAGTAGAAACCTCACAAGGCGATACAGATATTAAACGTTCATTTTCATTCACACCATCACACATTCAATACTTAAGCTAAGATGTCAAAAATCACTATCACAGTTAAGGACGGAGAAATAGACAGGGTAATGGTATTAAACCAACCCAACTTTGAGCAGCTAGCAATAGCCTATAACGCTTATTTGAGTGGCTTTGCAAAAGGTCAGTCAGGTATGCCAAATATGCCAAAGGCGGGTAAGGTTTTGATTGATACTTGTGTGGATGAAAAGGCAACGGATAAAATGTTTTTTGATGCCAATAGTGCAACACTAATGTTTAGCGCAGCATTAAAGGCGGCTGAAATTATTGAAATATTTGAAGCTGAGTTAAAAAAAAATTAGAAGACTATCCGGCAATAGATGCGAAGGGGTACGGATTTGAGCAAGTTCAAACCTTATCCCTTTTCTTTTTAGGTAAGGAGGCTAGTTCTGTTGACGAGTATGTAAAGAATAAAAGGAGGGTAGACTATTTGATCGAGGCAGGGGCTACTAATTTACAATTTGATAAAAAATAAATGGCTGGCATAGGAAATTACGATGTAACGTACACCCTTATATTAAGGGATAAAATGACTAAGGCATTAGCGCAAGCGCAAACAGCGGCTAAAGGCTTTAACGGTTATTTACAGGCGGGAGGTAACCAGCTTACCCAAATGTTCTCCAAAGGGAATATAGCAATGGGGGTAATGGCAGGGGGTGTAGCTTTAGTGGGCAAGGCTATAAAGGAGGCTATGGACTTTGAACAAGCCTCTATATCAATGGAGGTAATGTTAGGAAGTGCTGACAAGGCTAAAAAGATGCTTCAGGATATAGAGCAATTTGCGGCTCAAACTCCATTTGAAAGTAAAGATCTAATTGAAACAACAAGACTATTATTAAACTTTGGTGTTGCTGAAAAGAAAGTAATGCCTATAATGAAGCAGCTTGGCGATATAACGGCTGGGGATTCTCAAAAACTTCATTCGATGTCATTGGCCTTTGGTCAAATGTCTAGTACAGGTAGATTAATGGGTCAGGACTTAAACCAAATGATTAACGCTGGTTTTAACCCATTAGAATACATATCTAAAAGAACAGGTAAAACAGTAGCGGAGTTAAAGGATGAAATGGCAGCGGGTCGTATAACCGTTGGCATGGTAGAGCAGGCTTTTGCAGATGCAACTGGTGAGGGTGGTAGGTTTAACGGAATGATGGATAAGCAAGCCAAGTCAATGGGCGGGCAATGGTCAACGGCTGTTGATACATTCAATGTTAAGTTAAGGGATTTAGGTAATGTAGTTTTACCAGAATTAACATCTTCGGTAAAAGCGGCTAACAATCTAATGTCAGGGGATATTCATGGGATGTTCTCTAGTATAAGCGATATACAGCAACACGCCTTTTTTACAGTAGAAAAATCAATAAGAAAAGTAATAGGGGCTAATAATGAAGTAATGCCTACTTATACAAGTTTGCATGACACTATGTTAATGGTTGCTAATTCTTCAGTTACTCAATTAAACGATGGGTTAACTGAGCAAAAGGATTTAATATCATCAGCGGCAGCAGTAACCGAAAACCAACTAACAGCGGCTTTAGATAGGGCGCAAAAGATGTATGGTATAACTTCAGAACAAATTGATATTTTCATGGGTAAAGTAAATGCCTTTAAGAAAATGACAGGTGATAAAAATACCCCATTAAATATAACTGAAAGGACTACAAGTGATTTAGAGGAATCAATAAAAGAATATAAAGATTTACAGGACAACCTAAAAGGAGATCCTGAATCAATGAAAAAAAGAAAAGAATACCAAAAAGAGATAGGTAATTTAGAAAAAGAAATAAGCAGAAGGGAAGGCACTAAAAAAACAGGCGGAGGCGGATCAGCATCTATGGGAAGCGAAGGAACAACCGTTTCAAGCCGTGCGCCTCAATACTTTACAATAACAATAGATACTTTAGTAGGTGAGATTAACACTAAAAAAGAAGTATTTAACGAAAGTGATTTTGAAACAAAAAGAAAAGTAACCGAAGTTTTAGTAG